CTCTAACTCAACAACCTTTTTTTTATCCACTGGTTTTTTTACTACTGGCTTCTTTTTATTAGAAGCATCTTTTTTGACTACTTTCTTTTTTGCCATTTGATTAAAATTTAAATTATCGCCTTGCCTTACCCTTTACTTTTTTAAGTTTAGGGTTTTTCTTTTTAGCCTTAGCGCTTGCCTTTCTTGATGCAGAAGCTAAAATAGCTCCAGCAGCTTTTTTAGAATAACCTCCTTTTCTTGCTATTTTTGCTGCTACTTTTTTAAAACTCATATCTTACTTTAAATGATCGTGCTTTACTATTTTAGCAACGTGTCTATAAGACATTGACTTGTCAGCTCCGTAAGCATGACCATACATTTTTTTAGACATAGCCTTGCTTTCATTTCTACGAGACTTCATAGACTGAGACTTTTTTCCGTTTCTTGAACCTAAAGACTCATCTAATCTATCATTATAACCTTGTTTCATAATTTTTATTTTAAGTTATCAATAATACAAATATACAAATATTTATAAATTAATTTTTAGTTCCATTTTGCGTTCCATCTATTGCCTGTTATTTTTCTATTAAGCTTTTTATTTACCTTTTTTTCTAACTTAGCTTTTTTCTGGGCAGGAGTTTTCTTTTTAAATATCTTTTTTATTTTTTTACCAGTATCTTTTAATTTTTCTTTTGTAGTACGCTGAAGTTTTTTTCTTATAGCGTCTTTTTTTGCTTTTATAGAAGCTTGATTTTTTGCTGTTCTTTTCTTTTTAGCATTAGCCAAAGCTGTTTTTTGCTTTTGAGTAGTGTTTATTTTTTTCTTTTTAGTTAACTTACTTTTTCCTGTTCCTCTTACATAAGGCTTTTTCTTTGTAGTAGTNGTTTTCTTTTTCTTTTCAGCGTTGCTTTTTTTAGTTTCTTTTGCTTTTACTTCCGCCGCTAATTCTGCCTGAGTCTTTTTCTTTTTGTTTTTTATAGTAACCTTACTTGCAAGTTCTTTTTTATTAAAAACAGCAGTAGAAACATATTCTTCCTTCCTCTTTTTTCTGTTCTTTTTTAATAAAGCTTTTTTTCTTGGAGTTACTTTTACAGTACTTTTTCTTGACTTAGGAGTAGCTGTACCAATAAGATTTACAGTTGCTTCCTTACCTTTAAGGTTTTTTAAACCTTTTTCTTTTAATTTTAAAGCAACCGCGGCATCTATTTTTTTATTTGTAAAATTTTGTAATTTAGAACTTTTACTCAAAGACCTGTTTACTAACAAGGTATCCGACTTAGTCATGTTAGGGTGTCTTTTTTTTAGCTTTTCATAATTAGCTTTTGCTATACATCTTTCTAAAGCCTTTCCTTTTAAACCTTTACAACTCATGACTATTTATTTTTTTCTTGGATTGTCGTTAATTTTTCTTCTATTCTTTTGTTCTGATTTAGCTAAACGATTAATTCTGCTAATATATTTCTTTTGCTTAGAAGTTAGCTTAACTTGTTTTACACCTTTTGTAGTTCTAATCTTATTGTAGTTTTCTTTGCCTAATTCTTTTTTTAAGACATTGACCATAGCCATTCTACTTGTAGAATCTTTTACAATTTTTTTTCTAACTTTTACTCTTTTTAAAGAGTCCTTAACCCTTTTAGTTACTGGATCTGGCATAATTATATAAATTAAAAATTAATTTTTCCTTCTTTTCTTAGCTGAGCAAGAGTTTTTCTTCCACCCTTTTTTTTGTCTCTCGCGTCTGCTCGTTTCTTTAAAGCAAGTTGTCGTTTGTTTTGAGGCTTAGAGCTTGTTTTAGCTTTTGTTACTTTACCTTTTTTTAACGCTTTTTTTGCACCTCCATTATTTTTTTTTACGCTACTTTCCTTTTTTCTTGGCCCAGTAGTTTTTACTTTTTTCTTTTTAGCAAAAGTACCAAGTCTATCTTGTGGGCCATAGCCTGCTTTTCCTGCTTTGGTTTTTTTCTTTTTTCTTTTTAAAGCACCTCCTAAAGCTTCTTTAGCTGCCATGTTCATACGTGTTCTTCTTGAGTATCCTGCTGGAGCAGAAGTAGTGTTAACTGCTTTCTTTTTTCTTTTCTTCATTCTTTGGTTTCCAGTAGGTGCTGACACTCCTTTTTTCTTTTTTGAATTAGGTGGATCTATCTTTTTCTTTTTAGGCGGTCTTCCGACTTTACTTCCGTATGTTCCTTTTCCTTGTGGCATAATTATATATATTTAATGGTTTACTATTTCTTTTTCTTTTTTAATAGTTTTTTGTAGTTAATAAGTTTTTTGGCTTTTTTAACATCCTTGGCTGTAGAAGAAACTGTTTTAGCAACTCCCTTGTAGTCAAGGTTTTTTATATTTTTAGCAAGCTTAATAGCTCCGCCAACTATTTTACCAGTTTTAGAATTAGCTACTTTTTTACCAAACTCTACACCTTTGTCAACTCCTCTTCTTACTTTTGTCTTTCCTGTAGAGTTTAACCCTGCTATATTTTTTCTAAGTCTTGAAGTTTTTTTAAGACTACATTTTTTACCTGTCCCTTTTGCTTTTGCAGCACATTTAGCTAATTTCTTTTTTTGAATAGCTAAAGATTTTTTAGCTAACATAGTCATTTTTGGCGCTGATTTTTTAGCAGCGGTTTTTGTTTTTTTGCCTCCAGGGCCAGCTCCAATTGCCATATTATATATTTTTAAATATTTGTTTTATCTTTACAAATATAAGAATTTAATTTAATGAAATTTAAAGGAGTATATCCGCGAAAAAATACTACCAGGAAACCGCCTGATCATGATTTTCTAAAATACTGGAGGGTTATAAGGTACTGGGTAAAAGCGAAATACAAGTTAGGAACACCTGAATTAGAGATGTTACTATTTTTGTACAGCGAACAAATATTTAATAAGAGTCAATTCAAAGAATACGAAGAGCTTATGTATTGGGATGTAAATCGTTTCAATAAATTATTAAAGCAGGAGTGGATACACGTTTGGAGAAAGCGAAGTGGTAATGAAACGACTCTATATGAATTGACATACAAGGCTAAACGCGTTATCAATACCATTTACAAAAAACTTAACGGAGAGGAAATATCAGAATCTCCAGTTTCAAATCCTTTATTTAAAAATGATATTACTTATATGGATAAAGTGTATAGGAATATGATAAAAGAATTAAATAAAGAAATTAAAGAACAATAACAACGTCACGTTCTTGAATAATAGTATATGTTTCATCATTTATCATCATAGTGTGACCAGCGTTTTTATCGTAATAGATTAAATCTAAAGACTTTATAACTGTAACATCCGTACCTGGCTTAACTACAGATCCTTTTTTATACCTAAATTCATCTACATCAGTCTGAGATAATAATATTCCTGAAGAGGTTTTAACTTCTTCTGTAATTGTTTTTATAATAATATATTTTCCAACTGGTTTCATGGTATTATTTTTTATTTTATTGTAGTTCATCCACAACCACTCTTTATTGGTCATCTATTTTTCTCGCATGAGTTACTATAGCATTAGTACTAAGTATTGTTGTAGCTACACTTACCGCATTTAATAAAGCTAAACGAGTTACTTTTAAAGGATCAATGACACCCATTTTAAACATATCTCCATACTTTTCGTTTTTAACATCATAACCAAAGTCTTTAGCTACTCCATGTGATTTAACTAAAATTGTGCTTGCACCCCTGGGATCAATACCTGCATTTTCTAATATTTGATAAAAAGGAACACACATTGCGTGTCCCAAAATAACATCCGCAACATCTTCGTTATCCCATTCATCTTCAGGCTTTCCTTTGAAGCGCTGTATCTCCAGGTGTTCACCAAGATAAAATAAAGCTGATCCTCCGCCTCTTACAATACCTTCCTCTAAAGCACTACGAACAGCACAAACAGCATCTTCTACCCTATCATACTTTTCTTTTTGCTCTACATCAGAATTACCTCCAACATAAATAGCTCCAATAGAACCTGATAGACTTGCGATACGTTCATTGATAAACTCTCTATCTGAAACTATATCTGTATTTTTTTGCTGTTCCTTCAGTTCTTTAATTCTATTTTGTATCTCTTCAGTTAACTGGTCACTTTTTATTATAACAGTTTGATTTTTACCAGATATAATTTTATCAGCATGACCTAAGTCATCCATAGTAATCATNTTTAAATTATCACCTGTTTTTTCTGAAAAGTATTTTGCCCCAACAGACAACGCGATGTCTTGCATAAGCTCGTGTTGTTTATATCCAAAATTTGGAGGTATAATATTACATAGCTTAAGTCCATTACGCACCACGTTTGCTGCCAGGGTATTCACAACATTAGGCGAGCAAGCCCCAATGATGAGAAGTTTTTTGTTTTGTTGTATTATTGGTTTTAATACATTTTCTATTTGAAGTATATTACTTATCTCCTGATCACAAACTAAAACTAAAGCATCTTCTAATACTGCTTCATCGTTTTTTTGATTAGTGATAAATAAATTAGAAGTATAACCTCTATCAACTTTTATTCCGTTTGTAACTGTTGCATAAGTCTCATGGTTTTGAGAACTTTCAACTGTAACTATTCCATTAACTCCAACTTTTTTATAAGCCTCCGAAATAATCTTACCCAACTCTGGATCATTGTTTGAAGAAATAGTAGCAACATCTTTTAATGTTGAAGAAGTAACTTTACGACTCTGTTTTTTTAATTTAGAAACAACTTTGTCAGTAGTCTTTTTTATATTCCTAACAACCTCAGTTATATTATGTTCTGGTTTTAAAAACTTTTCACCAGCCTTTACCAAAGCTTCAGTCAAAACAATTGCAGTAGTAGTTCCATCACCAGCAGAATTGGCAGTTCTACGAGCCGCATCTTTCATCATGGTAATAGCTAAGTTCTCTACAGGATCTATTAATGATATAGACTCCGCAACAGTAACTCCATCTTTTGTAATTGTAATTCCTTGCGTGTGATTAGAAGACTCTATTAAAACAGTTTTTCCGCGTGGGCCTAAAGTACTTTTTACAGCTTTAGATATTTTTGTTATTCCGCTAATAAGTTTGTTTCTTCCGACTTGATCGAACTCAAGATCCTTTGGTATGTAGTTGCTCATTTTATTTAATTTGATTTATACAAATATACAAAATATATTTTAAATACATAATGACGAATGTCAAACAATATTGCTCCTACTTACTTATATATATATTACTACTACTACTACTATTTTTTTATTATTATTATAGTCTTTTTTTCGACATTTTCGACATTTAATAAAAATAGTAATATAAAGTATTGATAAATAGATAGTTAGTTAATGTCGATTTTTTTTTAATACAACATTGTTGTGTCGATTATTATACATATTATACAAAAAAAGAGAACCTGTTAAGATCCTCTTTTGAAAAAAAGATTAGTGAGTGAACTAAAATCTCAATTGTCTGAAATGTTTTCTGTTATCAGCAAGCTCTATAGCTTCAGATATTTGGTTAACCTTTCGGTCATTCTTTACAGCTCTTTTTATAGAAGCCGCTTTTTGAATACCAGTCATTGAGTCTGGTCTATCGTTTATTAACCTTCCGTCTTTTACATAAAGTCCGTTAACAAAATCTCTTGAGTTTAAATTTTTGCTGTGCATGATATTATTCTTTTAGTTAAAAAACAAATATACTAAAAAAATTTTTTTTTATTCAGACACATGGAACTGGAGGGTAATACATACACATACGTTGACGCACCCCAAATAGAAAACGCTTTTTTTTTAAAAAGTTAAATCAAATCCTAAAATATTTTTTCCAATGTTTTGGCGTTTTGCTACGAGCAACAGCACCGCCCCAGGTACACGCGCCGAGGCCGTACCGCCTCGCCACGTTTCGCCCTTTCGCCGTTACTCCTGGCACGCTTTCCCCTACACGCGCGCGCCTCTCCTCCAGGAAAGAGAAGATCCCTTTACATTAAAGATCCCTTTACACTTCAAGACGTTGAAGGTTATACCTCCGCGAACGCTTAAAATATTAAACATTTCTTATTTATAATCATTATAAATTACGTTTATAACTTACACATTATCAGCACGTTACACGCTCAAGATATTTGTAACAAGTATATTATTAAAAAAAAGGCTTGCATAACTAAAATATTAAACTATCTTTGAACAAAATATAAACATTAATTAAATATTATTATTATGAATCATTTAAAATCAAACATTAGAGCCGAAGTATTAAAAACTTTAAACGCGCTTAAAATTGATACGCAAGAAATTAAAAATCAAATTTCTTTCGGTTGTCAAAGTGAGGAAACAGAATTAAAAGATTTTAACGCTGAACGCTTGCAAGCTAATGAAGTTTATTTATTAGTTGATACTTTAAACGATGAAGTAAACAGATTAAAAATGCTTTTAAACTTATTAAAATAATATAAACCAGGGCGCAGAAATGCGCCCATAATTTCAAAAATATGTTACGCACAAACTCAAAAAAATATCTTTCAAATATCCAAAATTATTTGCTTGATGCAATCAACACAGACGACCACACAACAGAAGCGACAACACACGCGGAAAAATTGGCGTTTGTTATGTCTTGTTATGAATCAGAATTTAACCACAAATACAACCAGGCACGACACCCAAACGAACAAACGCGCTTCGCTCATTGGCTTGCTGGCCTTCCTTCGGTTTTAGATATTCCATTTTATAACGATGATATTATAAGCCTGGCAAAACGCCTCCAGGAAGTGGACACCTACCCAAACGAAAAAAACACGACAAAAAACATAGTTGAAAACTATTTCAATTTTATGGCCTACCACATTTTAAAACTAAATTCTAAACTTAATAAATAATATTATGACCAATTTTGAAACCCTTACAGAAGACCAAAAAAACGAAGTTTTAGAGGCTAAAAATTTAGTAACGATTGAAGACCTTAACGCCTTAAGTTATGGCGAAGATTTAGAGCTAACAAATAAAGTTTGTTTGTCTCACTATTGCGAAGAAGATATTATAGTTTTAAATATTACCCAAGAATGGGAAGAAATATTTCAAATACTTTTTGACACAGAGACCGAAGAAATAATTTTTGAATCATTATAAATTAATATAAACCAGGGAGCGGAAACGCTCCCACAATACCGCAAAAAAATGACTATCACAATGACAAGAACAAAGCAAGAAAAAAACCCAAGTACAAAAACGACTTTTTTACCTGGCGTTACATTTGTTGAAGAAATCACAGAGCGCGAATATAATTTAATTACTAAAGATGAAACGCTTAAGGCCTTCAGAAGAGCAGGAGGAAAAGAACACGCGGAGCGCTCGTACACTTGTAGAGGCTACAACGTAGTAAAGCTAACAAGCACAAGCCCAACAAACCAAACAAGAATAATAAGAGAATTTAAATTTCAATAGATATGAAAAATTTTAAGAAAATAATCACAATAGTAATTTGTTTACTATTTGTAACGCCAACGCTAACAAGTTGTAGCGCCTCCAGGCAATGCAAAACGTCAAAGTTTAAAAAGAAAATGTATACCAAAAAATGTTGGAACGCAAAACGCCAAAAATATACAAGATGCCGAAGATAAAAACAGAGATAACGGAGTTAATAAAATTCCGCAATCAATACGAAAACGCGATAACAGAAGCGCGATTTATTGAGGCCGAAGAGTATTTAAGTAAGGTACACGATAAATATGGAACGATAGAAGTTTCAGCGATCAGAAATTTAATAAAGTAGTATAAACCAGGGAGCGGAAACGCTCCCATAATACCAAAGTTATGAAGTATAAAAATGAATTTATTAAAATAGGCAATACACAAGTAAAGCAAGTAAATAAAACAGAGGCTAAAAAAGTATATGATCAAGGCCACGACCTTTATTTAAATGCTTGCAATATGATGTTAAATAATGCCTGGACAAGCCCAATGTTATTAAATAACGGATCTTCTGAAAAGTTTGAAACAATGGTAAATGAGTACGAGTATTATAATTGTTGCAGTGAACGAGGAAAGTACGCAAATTATTTTATTAATGTAAATCAATAAGTTATGCAAAATATAACAGAAGTAGTAACGAACGATGACACGCGAGATGTCTCAATAAGAATTGTAGATTTTTTAATTGACAATGAATTTATAAAGTATGAAGAGGGAAATTATCCCTTTGAAATTCAAGATATAATTCACGATGAAATAAATGACTTGTTAAATATAAGTGAACAAAACGAAGAAATAATAATTGAAAGTAAAATAAATAAGTTATGAGAGCATATAAACGAAGAGTAAAATACACGCAAGAGTATATTAACAAATCAGATCTAAAAGAAATAAATAAAATTGTAATGAATCAGAATTGGAGTAGGCCTTTTTTATTAAGAATGTGTTTTGATAGAGCGCTTGAATTAGGATACAAGGGAACATTTCCAGTAACTAAATGGGATACCGATGAAGTTTAAATTAAGAGCGACAAGCAATGTAAAAGCGTTTTACCTGGCCAAATATTCAACAGATGATTTAGGCCAGGAAATCGATAGCAATATAAGTTTCAAAATGGTTTTTGAATGCCTTGACAACTACGAAAACATATACGACTTAATAGGCGTTTGCGATAGCCTGGTAAGGGAAAGAATTTTCGAGGCACTTGCTAAAATAATGAATGTAGAATATGACTACATATACCACCAATGGTTAGGTAATTCAAATTAAAGAAAGTTTAAAAAACTTGCACAGAATGTTTATAATAACTATATTGCAGAAAATTAATCTAATTAAATATAAAAAAATGAGAGTAATTAAAACAAAAGTTTATCAAATACACGAACACCCAGGCAAAGAATTATGCTTTAAATGGATCAGAGAAAATTTTCACGACTTGAATGAATTTTCAGTATATGAATTAGTTGATAGTATAAAAAAATTAAGCCAGGAAATAGGCGGAACAAATGACTATTCAATAAGCCAAAGCCCATGCCGAGGCGAGTACATAAAGTTTAGTGAGTACGATCAATTAGCCTTGGATAGCCTGGAAGCGGATAAGTGTGAATTAACGGGTACGTTTTGGGATCAAGAAATAATTAAAGGATTGAAAAGCAATTCTCTAAATAATGTATTGCAACAATTACACCAGGAGACTGAATATGTTTACTCTGATGAAGGTTTAACGGATCTTTGTGAGGCTAATGAATATGAATTTACAGAAAACGGATCATTAATATATAATTAAAAGTTATGAGCAAAAACGAAACAATAAAATATTTAAGCCACAGAATTGAGGCAATGCAAGGAGAGATAAACAAACTCTCCAGGAGTAAGGAAAGGGATACCATTAACATAGAGTATGCCGATATAANGGAAGACTTAATACAATTCTATGAACTCGATGTTGATAATTGCAGAATGAGTAACCTGGATTGGATCAGAGAAATAGCCTTGTTAATATGTACAAACCATTATAAGTATCAAGTATTATCAGAAGTAGAGCAGTATAAAGCAATAAGAAAAAATTTATAATTATGAGCGAGCAAGAACAAGAAAAAATAGTAAGCCTGGAAGCAGATAGGTTATTAAGAAACGCATTAGATAAAAAAGCATTTGCGGAAAAATTGAAAGTAAGAAGTGTAAGGTATTTCAATACTCGAAGAGGCCTGGGATATGAAGCGCAAACAAATCAAATGAATGTAGTTATATGGAATGACGGAAACGGAGGCGGTACGTATATCGCTCCACATTATCCATATACAAAAGATTGTAGGGATCTAATGGAAAACGAGGCCTATTTAGAAGGCTTGATTGATCAGTACGAAGGAATAAACCTGGAGGATAAAGAAAGAATAATTGAAGATNACACAGAAAAATTATTATTCCAGGAAAGATTTAACGGAGAAAACAACACAGAACATTTAAAACCATATTAATTAATAAATAAAATCAAATAAAATGAAACTATTAAAAAAACAAAAGCACACAGATTATGTAAGATTTGGGTTTACGTTTAACACTACAAACGGAAAAGGTTTAGACTTTGAAACTCATGTAAACGGAGGCCTAACAAACCAGGATATAGGAGGAGTAAAATTCCTGGACATTGAAGATTTAGATTATGATACAAACTTTACAATGTTTGGAGAAAAAACTCAATACACAAAATTTAGAGACTTTTATAGAGAATTGTATGGACACGCAAAGTTTGATCAATTAATAAAAAGCATTGAAGACAGATGCGAGAAAGAAATATTAAGCCATTACGAAAATACATTTGAGTCTTTGTCTGTAAAAGAATTAAGGGATATTCTATGCCATATAATAGGTTATAATAAAAAGAAAAATACCTGGAAGGCTGATAAAAATATTACCAACAAACCTGGAGACAATGTAAAAATTACAGACGGAGAAGGCGGTATCTATTGGACAAGTAATTGGTATGTAAAAAGAATATTCAAAAGTCTTGCTGATAGCCAAATAAAAAGCGGTACAAAATTAGGAGACTTTTTTGATGATCCAAAGCAATTACCTATTAAGCAATTCATAACAAATAATTGCAAGTACCAGGGAGTAGAAATACACGATGTAATAAACTTAATAGAAAAAACTGAAAAATATTAATTATGAAAGTAAAAATACAACAAAGACAAGTCTACCATAAATTTGCTGAGATTGAAATCGATATCGATGAAGATGAATTTGATCATTATAGATTAGACAACGGAAAATACACAAGTATAGATGAATTTATAATTCATAAAGAAGGAGATTGGATTGATGACATTGAAAACAAGTTAAACGATGCTGAGTTTGTTTATGGTAATGGAGTAGCTGATTTAAAAGGAATGAATGATCCAGAGTCAGAATCAGAATGGAGATATGAATGTGATGAGTTAAGGATTGGAGGCCACCTATGAAGACAAAAGGCACATACTCAATAGTTGAAGACAACTATGAATTAGATATAAATTACGAATTTTATTGGAATGACGGAGACAATGAGTATCCTCCAGAAGCTGATTTAGAAATAGAAAATGTAGAATTAAACGGAGTAGATATAACCGACTTTTTTTGGGATTGGGTAAACGATGATCTCAATACCAGGGTATGGGAATACGCTCAAGAAAATAAATATTAATAATCATGGCATACGCGGAAACACAAAAAGACAGAGACTTCAATAAGGTTACCGAACTAATGGGAGACTTTATAGAAGCAACAAACGAGATCAACAAAATTAAACCTCAACTATCCTGGTTTAATGACTTTGTAGACTTTATTCAAGAATATGATGAAGGAATTTATAACCAGGCTTGTATATGGGCTGATAAAATGGAAAACAATGGGATATAGTAGCCAGGTAATAATAGGAATACCAAAAACAGAAAAGGTAAGATTGTTTAAACTTCAAAACTCTGAAAGGCGTTTTGTTTTTCCAGATTTATTTTCGCTTTTAAAAGAAACAAAAGACGGAATGATGATATACACAAGTATCTTTGATCTGAAATGGCATAGCCCTTATCCAGATGTAAAAATAATTGAAGACTTTTTATATGATCTCGAAGAGAGAGGCCTGGAGGCTTTTCAAATTTGCATAGGAGAAGACCAGGTTATTCATTCTGAAATAGGAAACCATTACGAACACCTGGAGATAAATTTAGAAATAAATATCTACGATTAAATTAGTATTTATGATTGTTTTACATTATATTTGTGAACTAAGTTTAACTAAAATTTAATCAAATTATGGACGATACACTACGAATGCTATTTGAGTCATTCAATCCTCAAAACCCACAAGCAAGAAACACCGCTATACATATGGCTATGTGTTCAAACATTATTAACAACATTTACGATGATGAAGAAGACACCGCTGATAAAAGCCAGGAGGTTACTACTATGGAAGATGATGATTATCCTTTAGGTATTTAGTTATGGGAAAAGAAGATAAAAACATGAAACTTATAGTATGGTCATTCCTGGGAGTGATCTCTTGCTTAATTGCTTTTCAATTATATAAATTTATAAAATGGTTAATATGAATTATACAGAAACCAGGACAGACGAACTTCAGTGTACTGAAGATAAAACTATTAAAGTAGACACTCCTTCTTATTATGATGGCAAAAACAATTATACCGCAATAGATGTTGTGAATAATTTTGATTTAAATTATAATTTAGGAACTGCTTGCACTTATATTTTAAGAGCATACAGAAAACACAACACACCTAATGAAGATCTTCAGAAGGCTATAAATCATTTACAATTTGAATTAAATAAAATTAATCAATAATGAAGAAACAAATATTTGATGACTATGCTACTGCGGTAGCAAAAAAGTTTCATCTAACTTTAGATGAAATGTTTACCTCTACAAGACGAGGAGATATAGTAGATGCCAGGCAAATGCTATATTATTTATGTATGGAAAGACCAATAAGAATATCTTACATACAAAGATTTTTAGAAAGCTATGACTTTAAAGTTACTCATTCAACTATAATACATGGATATAATAAAGCAAAGGATCTAATAAGTAATGATACCGATGTTAACGATTTAGTCCAGGAGATATTAAAAGATAATAATGTATA